ATATTACTGAGCCACGGGAATGAACCACGTAGACCAGGGTTAATGGCGTATGAATGTTGCACTGTATAATCGATAGAACTTTTAACGGTCCCGAGATATTCCTTGTGGCGCACTGTGACGGTTTGATTGTTGGTATGCATCATTGGGATGGAAGATGAGGCTTTGGCAGATCGCACGATAGAATTAGATTCTACTGTGTAATCGCCGGACCCCAGCCATCGCGAGATGGCAGCTCCGAGTGATGACCCAACTGCAGACCCGGTTGGACCTGCAATCATTCCGCCTCCGGCGGCACCTAGGGATCGCAACGCTTGACCGAGCAGAGTAACTTCTTGCTTGGTGGCGCTCGATGTTTTGCGAGATTTTGTTTTCAATTTTGGACGATTGGATTTCTTTGGCATAATAAAAACTGGACTGTTTTATTTACCTGGCTAAAGGTAACAGCGGTCTATAGGTGTCAAATCAATCGGGTCGATTACCATAGAATTGAAATAGCGTTCCAAGGATATCTGTTCATCAGGTGTTATTCCAAATGCGTAGTAGTAGCTGACTCGCGCTGCGTCAGTCACTTCTGAGTCGTGCCTATCCATGTTGAAAATGCGTGTCATCATAGAGCTATTCTTATAAATATGCTTTTTAAAAGCTAACGTAGAACTCACTCCATTACGCTCCAACGCGGAATAGAAAGCATGCTGTACAGGTACACCATCGTTAAGAATGGCGCCACACTGTCCAACGGCTCCTAACCACTTTCTCAGGACTTTGTCATTTGGTATAGGTATCAGGCATAGAGTGTCCTTTGCGAGTACAGTTGAATGGTTTCGCACCATGCGCCACGAATCACCAATCCATACAGGTTTGGTTTGACAAAATTCAATTTGTTCAAATTCGTAGACGGGTGGTTCTGCAACCATATCAAAGCCACGATGTGCAAACCATGGCTTAATGTATTGGCAAAATCGATCCAAATCTTTAGACTCCATTATAACAACGCAATCATCTCCGTTATTTGCTAACTCAATATCAATATCGTTACGTTTGGCATACGCATATATCATGCTACACATGATAATGCAGTTACCGAGACCAGTGTTTAAATCACCACTTGATCTTGTACCGTCGATAACGAACTCTATCTTACCGTCTTGGACGTAAGCTGTTCCCTTATTACGTAACTGCTTGTTAAGCATGTTGACTAGCCGCCGCTCGCCAGGAAAGACAGCGGTGTAATAAGAATGTTCGTATTTGAGTGCTTGAACGGAGACGTGAGCATCGAATTTGCTGGCGTCTAGCCCGACAGCTACTGGGTTCTCAAACACATCCCATTTTGCACGGATGACCTTGGCTGAATCGTTAGCATTTAAGCCTTTGATAACAGTGTGGGCAGCTCGCTTGCCGTAGGCAACATTTATCGCCTTTAGGAATAGTTTTTCAGTATGTTTGAGATACCTCCCCAATTCTAAATTGTACCTAGGGCTGCGCGGGTTGATACCCCGCGGTGCACTGGACAGTTTATCCTTGCCGTATTTGCAAAACATACCAAGTCTCGCGTCTTGGTCATTCAACGGTTCCTTGTACAAAGAGTTCATAGCTTCCGTGTAAACACGGTGC